ATGCCAGAATTATAAAGAAGAAATTGTTTCAGAATACATTTTGCGCAGAACTAAAGAAGATGTTAAAGAATTCAACGATTCATTTGCTCTTCCACAATGCAATTTAACAATTGAAAGACTTAACTTTGACACAACAGAAGAAAGAAGCTTATATCTAGATGCTTATGAAAGACTTCAGAAAAAATTGAAATATATTGAAAATAATACAATTTTAGCTTTAGAACTTTTGCTTCGTATAAGACAATTATGTGCTCATCCTCAATCATTTCTTGATGGAATTGCTAAGAAAAACAACATTGTGTCTGAAATTTGGCAACATGGTTCTACTAAATTAAGATTTATAATTTCAAAACTTAAGGATCAACCTAAAGAAGATAAAACTTTGATATTCTGTCACTTCATAAAAGAAATGGATATCTATATGTCTGAGTTGACAAAACTTGGGTATAATTGTGTTAGATTGGATGGAAGAATGACTCAAGAGGAAAGATCTTTGGTCGTTTCAAAATTTAATGATGATATTTCAATAAATATATTTCTTATTCAAATAAATACAGGAGGACAAGGATACAATTTCCAAACAGCTAATAGAATTTTCATTACCACTCCAACTTGGAATCCAGCTTTAGAACATCAAGTTATTGGAAGATCTCATAGAACTGGGCAGACTAAAGAAGTACATGTTACAGTTCTTGCAATTGCAAATGAAGACGCCAATTTTCCTTTCATTGAAGAATACATTTTATCTCTTCAAGATTCAAAACGCAAACTCATATCCAATGTTTTAAAGAACACAACAAAATTTACAGAAATAGGGAAAATATCACAATCTATTACATTTAACGATGTTAGTAAAATGTTCAAAAATAAAATCAAAAATAAAATGTTATGTATATAAATGAGCGCATTCGCTTCACTTCCCGTTGCTGGTGATGTATACACAGATGAAATATTAGCAAAAACAAGAGTATATACAGAAGGTACGATAGTAATTGCAAATACAAGCGGAAGCACAGTTGGTTCATTAACACAGTCAGGTATTTCAGCTGGCGGAACTGATAGAACATGGGCTGATATTGTTGCCGGAGTAGCCGACACAGCTAATACATGTTTAGGAAATTCAGCAACAGCAACAGCATTGCAAAATTCAAGAACTATTGGTGGTGTAGCATTTGATGGAACTGACAATATAAATTTACCTGGTGTTAATTCAATAGGTAACCAAGCAACAACAGGAAATGCAGCAACTGCAACAATACTTGCAACAGCAAGAAACATTGGCGGTGTATCATTCAATGGTTCTGATGCTATAGATTTACCGGGTGTAAATACAGCAGGTACTGTAGACACATCTGGAAATGCAGCAACTGCAACTGCATTAGCAACAGCAAGAACAATTGGCGGTGTATCATTTGATGGTTCTGCTCCTATAGATTTACCCGGAGTGAATACAATAGGTAGCCAAGCAACAACGGGGAATGCAGCAACTGCAACTGCATTAGCAACAGCAAGAACAATTGGCGGAGTGTCTTTTGACGGTTCTGCTCCTATTGATTTAGCTGGAGTGAATACAACAGGTAACCAGAACACAACAGGTTCAGCAGCAACTTTAACAACTGCAAGAAATATTGGTGGTGTAGCATTTGATGGTTCAGAAAACATTAACTTACCTGGTGTTAATTCAATAGGTAACCAAGCAACAACAGGAAATGCAGCAACTGCAACAATACTTGCAACAGCAAGAAACATTGGCGGTGTATCATTCAATGGTTCTGATGCTATAGATTTACCGGGTGTAAATACAGCAGGTACTGTAGACACATCTGGAAATGCAGCAACTGCAACTGCATTAGCAACAGCAAGAACAATTGGCGGTGTATCATTTGATGGTTCTGCTCCTATAGATTTACCCGGAGTGAATACAATAGGTAGCCAAGCAACAACGGGGAATGCAGCAACTGCAACTGCATTAGCAACAGCAAGAACAATTGGCGGAGTGTCTTTTGACGGTTCTGCTCCTATTGATTTAGCTGGAGTGAATACAACAGGTAACCAGAACACAACAGGTTCAGCAGCAACTTTAACAACTGCAAGAAATATTGGTGGTGTAGCATTTGATGGTTCTGCTCCTATAGTTTTACCCGGAGTGAATACAACTGGTAACCAAGCAACAACAGGAAATGCAGCAACTGCAACTGCATTAGCAACAGCAAGAACAATTGGCGGAGTGTCTTTTGATGGTTCAGAAAACATTAACTTACCTGGTGTCAATGGAACAGGTAGCCAAGATACTTCAGGAAACGCTGCAACTGTTACAAATGGAGTATATACAACAGGAGATCAATCAATTGGTGGAAACAAAACATTTTCAGGAGCAACAACAACAGTTTCAGGTAATTTAGTTGTAAATGGAACAACCACTACTGTTAACACATCATCTATGCAAGTCGAAGACCCAATCATTAAATTAGGTCACGGAAATGCCGCAAATTCAGTGGATTTAGGTTTCTATGGTCAATACGCTGATTCAGGTACCAAATATGCTGGTTTAATTCGCGATACAGCTGGTGGTTTTAAATTCTTCGAAGGTATCAGTACAGAACCAGCTGTTGGGAGTACACCAGCACACCAATTGATTGACAACGCTACACTCGGAAATGTCACTGCAGCAGCAATTACAGGATCAACCTTGAATGTAGCAGCAACAGCAGTTACAGAAACTAATTTAAATACTTCAACAACAACTCTTGATTCAATTGTACTAGGAACGTGGAGATTCTTGGTCTCAACAGGCGGCGCTCTTGTACTTCAAAATTATGCAAGTGGAACATGGACAAACAAACATATTTTCCGCGCATAGATAAGAAAAGCTTATTATTTTTATATTATAATATCAAAATGAACATAAATACAGAAATTGATAACGAAGACACTTTGTTATCAAGTGCTGATGATGATTGGGAAAAACTTTTAAACCAGGCAGAAACAATAAGAAATACTATAAAAGTTTATTCTGGAAACCCATTGGATAATTTGAATTGGAACAAATTATTGGGAAGTATATATTCTAAAGAAAAAATTGCAACTGACAATTGGGAAAAGATAGTACAACAAATCTTGAAACAGACTAAACTTCAAGATTTAAGCAATGTGAAACCGAGGATTTTAGAAGAAGAAGTTGTAGAACTACCAGATAAATTACCTAGAAATTATGAAGATTTTGAACTTTGTTCAATAGATTTAAACGATTCATATAATGGATACATTGTTTCTTCTTCTGGAAGATACGATTCGTCAAATTTTAATTTTGCTCCTTCAATTTATTTAAGTAATTCTCTTTGTGATCCAACATTCATTGGTATAATTTCATACACTAACAAATATAAACTTTCAAAAACTTTTAAAGAAAGTGGAATTGCTGTTGTATCAACAGGTCAAACAACTATGTGGGTTTGTGATGTAGATTTGCCTATAAATAATGGAGATTTAATTACTACTTCTTTAATACCAGGAGTTGGTCTAAAACAAATAGACGATATAATGAGAAATTGTACTGTAGCAAAAGCAACAATGTATTGCGACTTTGAACCAAAACAAATGCCAAAAAAGAAATATCCTCCACGTTCATTTGATGAATTTGGAAGACCTATATACTTTTTCGAAAATGAATTAGAACCCTCTTATAAGATGAAATATATAAACCTTGTAGGAGATGAGATATCATTTGAAGAATACTCAAATGCAAAATCTAATGTGTACAGAATTGCAAAGATTTGCGTAAAACTTTAATGTATGATTCTTTTCAATATGTTTTCCAGATGTATTGAAATGTCTTTTCGTTTACGTCGAACATTCATTATTGGTTTTTTGTTTAACATCTCCTTTGATGGTCTTCCAATAAAAGGAATTCCGGAACTTTTTGTATCTAAATGATAATTTGCCGGAATTTCGAAAAAACAACACATGTTATTATAATTTATCCCACCTTTATTTGAAAAGTTCCAACATCCAGGTGTTAGAGGGTTTACTATCGTTTTACCAAAACAATCTTTATCTGTTACATTTGTAGATCCAGGTTTATGTGACCACGTTTTTGAATAATTGTACACCTGTCTTAAAAACCTTTTTGGATCTTCTTGAAGATTGCAATTTTCCTTTATTATATTTATTATATCAACTCCATACTTCTCAATAAATTTAATAAATAAATCAATCCATTGTTTATTAGTTTTGGGAACATTATGTGAATTAAAATATTTTCCAATTTTGTCATATATTCTTAATAGTCTATTATCCTGACGAGCGAAATGAAAATCCCGTCCTGGAGAAACCATCATCAAACCTTTGTAATGATTCGGTCTACATCTATGTTCTTTTCCATCTTTTATAGACAGTAACTTAATATGTTTATTATCTAACAGAACTCCTTTTTTTACAGCACTGCATGATAATCGATTATTATTTGTTTGTCTATTATTTAAGATGCTTGTATACTTATGATAATAACCTGGTTGTGGTTTTGAACTTCTTGCTTCATTATGCAAATCGTCGATCATATACGCATAACAATTATGTGTTCTCAAAACATTGTTTCTACTTCCTACATTCCATTTACGTGGCATATAATTTGGTTCACCACTTGGACTATATGAACACGGCAATGGTTTTTGATATTCACACAACATATCGTATAATATATTAAAGAATTATTTTTTAATAATATTATATAACATGACTCTATTTTATAGCAACCGTTGTAAATTTTCACAACAATTTATAAACGAATTAAAATCTCATGATGATATAAACTCATCTATTCAACTTGTTAATATTGACAATCCCAATATTGATTTGCCCCCATTTATAAGATCTGTTCCATCAATGATTATTGAAAATAATCTCATTTCTGGAAAAAGTTTATTTGAGTGGCTAAAAAGCAAAAAACAAGAAAATGATTTATTGCCCCCTGCTTGTGAACCAGGTTCTGAATGTGAATTCTCTTTCATTTCAGGTGATGAAGCAGGGATGTCAACAAAAAATTCTCCTTTCACGTTCATTGCAAACAATGATTGTGCAACAATCCAAGCACCACAAGAAGAATCAAGAAAGCAAAACAATTTAGCTGATAGGATGGAAATGCTCCAAAAAGAGAGAGAAGGACAACTTCCTGCTTTTCAACAAAGAATATAATTTAGTTTATTGCGTGTGACTTCAATGAGTACTCATTAATTTCATCATCATCTAAAATGAATGGATCTGTTGTGTTATGCGGATGTGATTCTATCAAAAATTCATCTTTTTCAACCGTTTGTTGCATTTTTGACATATTATATATTTTTATTTTTATACCCTTTATTAATTATTTCCCCCATATAATTTCAAATTTATTTGATTCGGATTCTTCTTTTGGGTTAAAACCTTCAAAATAAACATCATTTGAACTGCACATGTTGAAAAATTTCAAATTCAATTCATTTTGAAAATCTAATATTATTTCCAATACTTCTCCAACATTGAATTTGAAATTTTTCGTTTTATATACCTTTTCAAAATTTAAATGCGGATAAACGAATATAATTTCACTTCCTTCATATCCTATCTGTTTCAAATTTTTTATTGTTAAATAGTTTTCACATTGTTTCGTAAATGATACATCTAAGAGTACTTCTTCAATTATTTCATAATGATCATTCCAAATATTATTTAGTTTTATTCCATCTGCACAAGCTATTGTTGTATTGAATTTTCCCATCTTTTTCAAAAGACTGTTTTTATCTTTATGTCCTTTTTCACTTATCTTTTATAATATTCAGTAAATTATAAGTATTATTCATGATTAAACATAAGCCGGTTTATACAATAACACAAAAATTGATTTCACAATCTCTACAAGTGTATGATAATTGCGAATTTGGGCTACCCAACAACGGGGATGTTGCTGCGACAGACTCAAGAAAACCAATTATTGCAATTTCTTTTAGTCAACCTTGCAATCATTCACCTATTGGAACAAATATTGGTTTGGCCTGGGCAATTGCAGAAGATATAAGACAGAATGGTCAAAGAATTATCATTGCTCAATGGGATGTTGCTGTTGTTTTAGTTAATTTTTTCAACATACCTGTCCAGGTTATTTCATGGCGAGAAGAAGGCTCATTTTTGAATACAAGAGCGGTTGCAAATTACTTTTCAAATTTTTCCAATTTTGGAAAAGATGTTGTTATAGTAACTTGCCATCAACATATGTTAAGAGCTATCAAAATAACTGAATGTTTTGGCTTTAACCCAGTTGGCTCTTTATCAACATTGAACCATATTCCCTGGAAGTTGTTCGGATGTGATGAAAATGGTTATGAGTCCGCTCATAATAAATCTCTATGTTTTCTATATGAAATTTGAAATCACTTGGTATCATTCTCTAATATCCTTTACAGACGATTTCTTATTTAGAGAAATATTATTTGAGTTGTTGTTACTCGATGAAGAATTGGAAACCTCGTTTGGCTTAAATCTTCTTTGTTTGATTTTATTTAATCTGTTTATCTCGTTGAATCCAAACTTGAATGCATCGCAATTGCTCTTCAATAACATTTCTTCTGCGGTAGATACTACATGTTTATGTTTAGGGGTAAAATATTTCAAAATATCATACGTTAAATCAAACCTACTTTGGAAACTAATTTTTGTGAATCCTGGTATTGATTGCGAACACTTTATTATCAATTTTTTAATTGCCTCAGATAATCTCTCTGGTATTTCAATTCGTTTCTTTCTTCTTATACCAATAATTTTTACTTTCTTTGGTTTTATGTATATTTTCATTTGTCTTTATCATAAGTGATAAGTTTAGCCCAATAAAAATAATAATAAAGAATATGGTAGATATTCTTCGAAATGATATTATATTGAAAAACTATGATCACAACATATCTATTAAAGATGTTCTCACTGACAAAACCAAAACCAGAATTGCTCACTTCTGCGATGGACCTGTTTCAGGATATAATCATCATTTCAACAACTCGTTTATATTTTCAAATAAATTGAAAGATTTAGGTTACGTGCTCATTGACAATTTCAATGACTTTTTTAATTTATTACAAAACGATAATCATGTTGGGGTTTTGGGATATTGTGGTCATGGTTTGCAAACCCAATCTAACACTGAATCTGATGGAACAAGCGAACAATGTATGCTGAATGACATACAACTAACCAATCTTGTAAATTCTATTAATAATAATTCGCGATTAATTGTCATTCTTGACTGTTGCTATTCCGATGGTATGATAAATTCAATTCCGTCCAATGTTTCTGTATTCAGTGCTGCAAGAGAACATGGTCCTGATGAATACAGATATGCCCATTATACTGGGGATGGTGGATTCATGTCTTGGAATTTTTATAATATTTCATTACAGCACGCAAGATGTAATAAAAAATTAAATGATTTACTTGGAAAATATCATATTGATATTGAAGAATTAGCCAAGCCACGATGTTTAGGTAATGATAAATTATGTTTTTAGCATGTTCGTTTTCAAAGCGGAACATTAACTTTAAATAAATATACCACATAAAGAAAGACAATACCTTACGTATAAAGAATCATGTCTAGCAGCCAGAATACTGTACACCAGCTCCTCGAACACTTGTCCTCTCATCCACCTTCTTATCATGAGGTTGAAACTTCTAAAAGAATTACAGAATGTGTTATCAATAGACCGATTAAACAAAAACAAATACGGCCACCGCGCCCACTTACATCATCCATGCTTTACTTCAAAGAACACAAGGACGGTCTCATCAATGCGGGGTATACAATGAAAGATGTGCGCTCTGCGTTAACAACATCTTGGCGTGATCTAAGTGATGAAGAGAAACAGCCTTACATACTATCTGCTGCAACACTAAAGGAAGCGTACAATATGGAATTAGATAAGTTAGATAACTTAGATAAGTTTGGACCAAAGCGTCCCAAAACATCATACCAACTTTACAGCGATACGCGCAGAGCCGGTCTTATCAATGATGGTTATACGACCAAAGATGTATCGCTGATGATTGCAAAGTCTTGGTTTCAACTCAGTGATGAAGAGAAAGAGCCTTACGAAATATCTGCTGCATCGCTAAAGAAAACTTACAATATCGAATTAGAGAAGTGGGAAAAAGAATATACACCTTAGAACAATTCACAGTTCGTTAAAACAATTCGTTTTGAAGTTTAATCCATACTTGTTCATTTACACTCACTGCTAACAATCCTTTTATACGCCTGTTTATCATAGGAAATGGTATATTTATTTCTATTCTATCTCCATCATCAATATATTTTCTTATTAATATGTACAATTTCTTAACTGGTTCATATCTAGGTGTTAATTCAAAATGAGAAAGTTGTTTTAAAACCTCTTTAATTTCTGTTTGACGTTCTTCTTTTGTTCTATAAATTATTTCTCTTCTTGGTTTTTTTTGCATATTTAATATATCCGTAAAATTATTCTGCTAATTTAATGCGACGTGTATTATCTGAATCTGATATATCTAAAAAGCAATTGCGGAACAATATAGCTAAAAGGTCAATATCATTAAGTAATTACAAATATTTTCCAAAAGCAAAATCTATACTTATGTTTTCTGGAGTTGTCACTTCCACATTACACATGGATATTGAAAGTCATGTTTTAATTACCAGTGCTTGTGTAATGGCATATATATTATCGATCGGTACAGAAAATACTAATATTCTTGATAAATGGAGATTACAAGAGGCTGAATATGAAGACAAATATGACCCACCTAGTCCAAAGTTGGTCTTTAAATCTTCTGATCACAATGCCCATATTTTATGGCTTATAGGTGCAATTTTGTTAGATTGTAGTTCAGACCCAAATATTATAATTTACAGTAGGGTAATCAAAACATTTGCTGCATTATTGCATTTTTTACATAAACGAAGTATTCCAAATGGAATAATTCTTTCTTCGATGCTTGTTTTTATATTTGACGATAACTCAATAATATTGAAATTTGCTGATTTATCTGTTTGGATCGCTTGCATTTTGCATTTTGTTGAAAAATAAAATCCCGTTTACTTAAAGAATAAGTTGGGTTTATATAACATGGAAGGATCAGGACAGGGTCAAGAACAAGAACGTGGTATGAGCAAGATTTATAAAATTGTTTTTCATTTAAATGGAGTCAAACATATTAAAATTGGAGTTACTCAAGTGAACCCATCGACACGCCGTCCTGAACAAGTATATGACGAACTCTGTAGGAAATTTGAGGGTGTCGGTTCTATTGTAGTTGTTATTGAATATGATTGCCCTAGTGCACATGATGTTGAACAAATAATAAAACAGATTTGTATTAATATGAGAAGCAACATTGGACTATATCCAACAGAGATTTTTAAAGGACAATATGAAGACGAAATAGATGATTTAATTCAAAAGAAGTCACAAGATTATTCGATCACTGGAAAAAAACAATATACTCTACCTAAAAGATCAATATATGTTCAACCAGATCCAACATATTCAGACACGGAATCTGAAGAAGATAGTAGGGCATTCGCGACTGGGTGCGCGCGGATGCCCAGCAACAGGACGACGCGTCGGGGCTGGAAGACGCGCTGGAAGGGTTCTCCACAGCGGCGGTGGCAGTCGAAGAGCAGCGGATGCTGACTACGCACTGGAAGGTGAATGACGGAGAGATCTGGGAGGTCATGCGGCGTGCAATCACCGAGATAATAATAAATATAAAAACCACATAAAGATAACCTTTACATATAATAAAGAAAATACACAACACTAAAGGCGTACGTTTGGTAATGCAAAAAGATCTAAACAACCCAATTAAAATATTCGAAACAAGTGGAGTACCAGAATTTCGTAAGGAATTTGATTTGAAGTTAAAGAATTTAGAAACGGTTAAAGTTCCTTATTATATAAACCCAGGTGATATTGTTTATTATAACACAGGATATAGGTTGAGCACTATGTACATTGTAAACGATGAAAGGAAGTTAATACACGATGAAGATGGTCCTGTAGCAGAATATGATGCGATATACATACATTCAAAGTATAATAAAGGAGTAACAAATATGGAAAAGAAATATGCGGTGATATTAGAAGATGCAACATTTAGACATGATTGTTCGCTTCCAGTGAATCCAAATGATGAAATGATAATTCGTGAGTTTGGTGAGGAATTACCAGCTGGTATGAAAATATGTATATCATATTTTTGGGATGATGAGAATCCTAAAGGTTATCCGTGGTATTTGATTATCGAAGGCAAGGTGAATATACCAATGATGTACGAAGATGAAGATGACGAAGGTGATTTTTGTGAGATAATGTACAATGGTACATTTGGAAAGTTTAAATCATATTGTAATCCGAATGGAAAAAATTACACAGTTGATGATATATTAATGGCTATTAATGGGAATGAAAAACATTTACATAAATGTGATCTTCAAACTCAAGATATTGCACCCGTAAGGTCAGACTCACAAGACCATACGGGTATCAACAAAATAGAAGAAGCTCTGAAAGTTAGCGCACACGATGCAAAGAAAATATTTGAAGCAACCTCAATCACGTTTACTGTAAAAGTATGTGGTGATGAGCCAGCATTTGAAATAAATGGAGAATCTATTGAATTACCCTTTGGTTACCCAGAAGATTCATGTGATGGATTTGATCCTCAGGATGCTTTTGAAGATGTAGCAAAATATTTTGTCAATCTAGAAACATTATATTGGTGGGATAGAGAAGCTTCACATTATTGTGAGGAAACTGTTAAATGGGTATTTGAATTTCCTAATCTAAAAGATCTGTACATTAGGGATTGTCAAGGTGGGTTCAGTTCAGATAGTCAGACTTTTAAAATTCATCGCATACCCAACTGGTGAACACATGAAATTCAAGAATATTCTCATTCGAATGGAAAAAATTACACGGTTGATGATATATTAATGGCTGTACAGTAGGGATTGCCAAGGGGGGTTCAGTTCACATAGCATGACTTTTACTATTCATCGCATACCCAATTGGCATTAATAATTTGATATGAACTTCTGGAACTAGAATTTATTTTATAACTATACATTAAATGTCAAACTATAGAAAATATGAACTGAATTTAGAAAAATCACCAGATGATTCAAGAGATTGGGTCATTGAAAGTATTATGAAACAAAACTTTTACCCTGATGGATGGGATCTTCGATTTGATTTACCAAAGATAAGAGATCAGGGTAGATATGGAACTTGTGCTGCACAAACGGCTGCATGTATGAAAGAATGGCAAGAGAAAAAAGATATACAATATTCGGGTTACATGAGTCCTCAATTTGTATATTCTTTAAGAGAGAATAAGAATTCACCCGGCATGTATTGCAGAGATGTTATGAAAATATTGTCAAACAATGGCATATGTACAGAAGATGAGTTTCCTTATGAAACATTAGGAGAACCTTCTGAACAAATTATTGAAAAAGCAAAAAACCACATCATAAAAGGATATGCTAAAATAAACACGGTAGAAGGTTTAAAGAAAGCTTTATATAAATATGGACCTTGTTTAATAGCAGTTCCAGTATATAATAAAGGTAAAATGATGTGGAAACCAGAATATAAAGGACAAGAAGTTCAAGGTGGTCATGCTATGACAGTTGTAGGTTATGGAAATAATAATTTTATTGTTAGAAATTCATGGGGAGATGATTGGGGAAATAAAGGCTATTGTAAATTTCCATTCAAAGATTGGGGTTGCCAGTGGGAAGTATGGTCAACAGTTGATGCAGAATCAGAAGAGCATCCCAAGAGAAAAGTAAAAAGATACACTTTCCTCTGCTGCCAATAAATAAAATGTAGTCTATGTTATGTTGAGTAATTCAACAGCAGTCAAAAAGCCTAAACTAGAGCGCGTACCTCCAGGTAAGAGAATTTGTAAAATTCCAAGAAATGGAAACTATTATATAAAAGCTGAAGTAAAATTGCAAGATATGTCTCGAGGAAACAAAAACGTCGCAATTCTTACTGGTATCGATCAGGACTGGGATATAATACTGAAAACAGTACATAAATGCTCAACTTTAGAAAGAAATTCAAAAAAATGCCAACGTCCAAAAGTGGAAATAATCCATTATGAAGATTTTGAGTTAGGCTGTATCAAGGTTGACTGGTTGTTTGAAAACAATTGAAATTATTTTACTAACTCCCCGCTATTATTATAGATCCAACATTTTATTGAATTTCGATCCTTCCTTGTACGGCAATTCACTACGTGAATTTCCTTTGGGGAACACCCTTTGGGTGTTCCTTAAAGGCAGTTGTCGAAGACAATTGCCTGCTTTTCTGCTCCTCACATCATAATGTCCATCATCGAACACATTAAATGTTGATCTCACCAACATATCATTTTCACATTTATTTGATTGTTCCTCATTTATTGTACAATACATTTCGTCCATTAAATTGGAAGCAGAGCGAATCGTTTTATATATTATATTATCAACCGGTTTCATAACAAATCTTTCTCCATTATAGACTGCGATTTGTTCTGAACGTAAATTAGTCAATTTAATATTTTTATTCTCTGGGTAGCTTGGATTAAAATGTATTTTATTCATAATCATTGCCAGAACTCCAACATCTCCATCATTTCCTATTCTCATTATTTTAATAAAGTCTTTTTCATTCAATGCATCGAAATTTTCATCACCGAACTTTCTTAACGGTTCTCCATTAGATGCGACTATATTTATTTGCGTATTATTGTTAATTATATTTGTTATATTCTGAGGCACAGGTTTCTCTTCTTTCTTTTGTTTCTTCTTCAATGTTTCATAATATATTTGTTTATCATCACATTTTTTATCATGTTTTGCAATTGTATCACTTCTGGTGAATATTTTATTACAAAATCTACATGTTAACTTATCATGTGATTTATATGGAATATCTAATTCAATTTCTAACAACCTTACTTCATCATTTCCTAATTTACATACTGTTTCATGTCTTTTTATATGTTTTCCAAAATTCATATTGCAGTATTTACATAATTTTATAACATCGGTGGAGTTTTGGGTATTTTTGACGGAGTTTTGGGTATCGCTGATGGAGTTTTGGGTATTTTTGATGGAGTTTTGGGTATTTTTGATGGAGTTTTGGGTATTTTCTTTACATGGAAATTTTCTATTGAGATGTCTATTTAATCTTGATTGAAAACTAAACACTGCTTTACAACGTTCACATTCTATCATATTCTTATATTATATATAAATATTTTAATTCTTTATATAATATT